AGTCGGCAAGGCGAAGGGGGAGGCTTCGATTGAGTGCTAAAAACCGATGCGGTTGGGCTGATTGATCGCTTGTTTGTCATTGTGTTTGTTTTTTTCTTGGGGGGGCGGGTGCCGGTGTTGGTTTGTGCTCGAGCTGCACCGAGTCGGCCGCCGTGTGACTTGTTGCACTTGTTGTGGGCGATGCCTGCGCCGTCCAGTCCGGGGGTGGCTTCACCTGTCAGGACCAGTGGTGGTTCGTGGTCGGCGGTGGGTCCCCACTGATCGGAGGGGGGGAGTGTCATGTCCACGGGGTATCCACATCGAATGCAGGTTGGGTCGCAATGCTTGAGCACCTGCCGTACCCATGCTGCGTATCCGGGTGTCTTTCTTGGGTTAGTTGTCATTGGTACTTCTCCCGGTCAGGGGGGCCTTGCCAGCTGCGCCGATGGCTGGCTGCGGCCCCCGGAAGTGGTTGGCCTACCGGATCCCTCCACAGGTTATTCACTGTTGTGGATAGTCCTGTGCTGCATCTACTCCGCATTTCCCGCGCCATTCGGGCATGGCTCGACCGCGCCACAACGCGAGTTTGACCACCGGGGTTAGCGGGGCGCCTAAGCGAACGGGTCATCGCGTACCAGGTCGGCCGCCTGGTCGCTCGCCTTAGTACTGTCTAACTGCACCGCGAGTGCTCGAGCAACACTCTCGGAGTCCTGCGCCGTCTTGAATGTATCGATCACGGCCCTGGCCTGAGCGTCATTCATGGTCGCTGCCGAGTCCACTGCCGGCAACTCTGCCAGTTTCAACGCCGCGTTGACCAAGGCCAGGACTTCGGTCGGCTCAGTCGTGTTCATCTTCCTTGCGAGGTTGAGGATGAACTGGATTTGTTTGCCGGTGGCTCGGCGGCTTGTTTCGGCCGCTGGGGGCCTGGTCTGCCACTGGTCGGGGTCGCTGGCACTAGGTGTGTGGCGTTCGATCCTTCGGCCTTCAGCAGCCCTGATTTCCTGCCCCGTGGCGATACCTCGATGCACAGCGATCCCCAGGGCGGCCAGTGCTCGGCCCCAGGCACTGGTTTCGCCGACCATCAACTCTGAGCCTTTGGTGTACGGGGTTCGGCCTGGGACTGGTTCCCACGCATGGCCTATGCCAGGTTTGGTGTCCTCGGGATCCCGATATGCGTAGGCCTTGACGACTAGCCACCGTTCTCCGTCACGGTCGCACCAGTCGTATTCCGACTGCAGGCTGCCCGACGGGTACCGCTCGGTGAACTGCTGGATCCGGTCGTGGACCTCAACATAGTCGGAACGGTCAGCCATGCCACACGTCGCGGTATTGGTGTGTGGGGTGTGGGCAATAGGCGATCTCGTCCTCCAGCAAGCAGGCCACGTTTCGGGCTTGCTCCAGCAGTCGCTCGAGTTCCCGTATTCGCTGAATATCTTCCCAGGCGCGTTGGCGTGCCCGATCGATCGCTTCACCAATGAACCGCATCGCCTGGCGCATTTCCTCGTCGCCGATGCGATCCCGTGCTAGTGATTCCGGCACGCCTGCTCATATCTCCAACCGCCACACAGTGGGCAGCGGTCAATCTTGTCGTCCATGTATCCTCCCTGGGGTCGGGTGGGCTAATCCTTGGGGGCCTGCCCGACGTTTGTTTTCCGGTGTTCCTGCCACAGCTCGTCGATCGCCTGGACGTCGTTGACGGTGAGTTTGTTGGCCAGCAGTGAAGCGACATACCAGCCGCCATACTCCTGCAACGCGAGCCGCCGCAGGCTCACCCTGGGCGCCGTAATGATCTCTTGAGCAGACTCGGACAGTTTCCGCTCGATCAAGGCAAAGACGTCCAGGTCGGCGGTTGTCTTCTTCGCGGCTGGTTTCTTCACCGGGCGGGTCATATCTTCGCCTCCAGTCTCTGCAGATCGGTAATCGCGGCGCGTAACCATGCGGCCGCGATGGACGATTCCCAGGATCCGTTGTCTGCAACTAACGGAATCCGGTCATTAATCGTGGCAATGCACTTGGCGAGCATGTCCCGCTGGCCGTCCGCTTCCGCCTGAGCAGCGACATAGGCGTAGTCAAGATCCTTCGATTGTTCCTCCTCCCGCACTTTGGCAATGACGTTGCAAATGCACCACTGATGACAATGAATGCAGAACAGCCCGTGCTGCATCGAGCAGTAACCATGCTCAGGTTCTTCTTCGTCGCATGGCTGTGCCAGTCCGCATAGAGGGTCGTGGGTCATGGCTTCTCCTGTAAGGCACGCAGTTCGCCGACTATGAACTCAATACCGTCAGCATTCGCATAGAATTCGTTTGCGAATCGCTCATAGTCTTGGGATGCCGCTTCATTATTGATGCGCGTGATGTGACTATCACAAAGGGCGATGCACTTGGCCAGCATGTCCCGCTCACCGTCGCGGTATCCCTGCTCATTGAACAATGTTCGTAGTCTCACGGCTTGAATACCGTCGCGCTCGTCCTCACGGACCTTGGCGATGAGGTTACACAGACAGGGGAAGTCCCCTAGGCCATCCGTTGTGGTGATGGATGCGCCTCCACCTTGCGGGCAGATTGGGTCGTGGGTCATGGCACAAGCCGGTTGCACTTCGACCCTGACAAGTACCAGTGGCGCCAGCCCGTCGGGCGCTCAGTCACCACGCCCACGAAAGCGGCATCCTGTGCCCAGGTCGGCCATCGGTAGATCGGTGTGGCGTCCAGTTTCGAGACCCAACCGGCGCGCTGTTTCCACGTCAACCCAACTCTGCGCAGCTGCCGAGAAACGATCCACTCGACTCCGCCGTTCACGCGCCAGGCCTGGTCCAGCAACTGCCAGCGGCCCTGGGCACTCGAGCGGGGATTACGCGCCCGGTAGTTGTGGTTCGATTCCCTACGGGAAACGCACTCGGCGAATGGGCGCCACGGCACCGGGATCACGGCGGCCGCCTGGACGGCCGGACCACTGACCAGAACACTGGCCAGCACTGCATCAATCAGCATCAGGTTCCCCTTTCTGCTGCACCACGGTAACTGTCGAACTGACACGCCGAACGGCCAGCAGTTCGACCGATTCGCGGTCGTACCGATGGTGCCCTGATGGCAGTTCAATGCCGGTAATCAACCCTTTTTCCAGCAGTCTGACAAGGCTGGCCGGACGCAAACCAAGCATCCGGCCAGCCTCGGCTGGTCCGATCAGATCAGGCACTGGGCTGCCACGCTGGTGCCGGTGCAACAACGGCGAAGTCGTCGCCGTGCCACTCAAGCATCACATGAGGGTATCCGTGCGCGTCCAGGTACTTGCGCAACTCGGTGAAGGTCGTAAACGCCTTGTATTGACCGCAGGCCCCAGCGTCGCCGATCCACGCATACTCAATCTGGGGAGGCATTGTGTTGAGGCTGCCCATACCGATGACGTTTTTCATTTTGCTCCCTTGGGGTAGAGCTGCTGGCCCTGTGCCAGCGATATGGACTGTACCAGACTAATCGCTGATCTGGAAGATATGCGCGTGCACGCTCGGTGTGGCTGGCCTGGTCGGGGTTGTGCCGGCCGCGGCGTAACTGAGGCTCATATCGGCATCAGGACTTGACCAGGCAACCTGCAGATATTGCCCGGCGGTCACGGTCTCGACCCACTGCAGGATCACCAGCTCGTGTGCGTTGTTGCCGTCCAGGGCCTGGCGCATGGTGCTGTTAGCGACGTCGGCCGCGTTTTTGCGTAGCCAGAAGTAGGCGTCATCCGCGCCCGAGTCTGTCTTGGTCAGATTGACCACCAGGTTCAGGGAATAGGTTCCGGCGTTCGCCAGGTTGATTCGGTTGCTGTTGGTCAGGGTCACGCCGTCGCCTTCCTCGAGGGTGGTGAACGTGACCAGGTTGATCGCCGATGCGACGGGGTTTGTTTGCGATGACGTACTGATCAGCTGCCCGTAATACCTCGGGTTTGGCACCGTCGGCTGGTTAGTGCGCACGGTCGTGGTCGGCCCGGTCACGGTGACTGTCGTTTCACCGGGCGGTGTGACGGTGATGATCATGTCTGTCATGGCCTGGTCACCGCTGCGATCACAGCGAACTTTCCTTCCACCAGCCGAGTCCAGGTCCCGGATCCGTCGTCCAGCCGCAAGTCATACACGAACCATCCGGGATCCACTAGCAGGGTGTCGTCCGCGTCGAAGTCCAACTCAATCGTGCCGGCCGCGCCACCCAGGGTGATGCCACCGGCACCACCGATCAGGTTGTCCAGTTCGATCAGCACTTCGGTGTCCTCGGCCGTTCGGCGCACCTCAAGGAACGCCTCATATCCGGTGAGATCTACTGGGGCTGCAGGGTTGCCGTCCTCCCACAGCAGCTCGTAATGCCACGTCACGCCCTGCCACATCTTCAGATCCAGCACACCGGGGTTGATCATTTGGCACGCTCCAGCAGGATCGGGATCGGGAACAGCAGTCCGTCAAGTTCCGCGGCCGCCGTGAACGACACATGGACGTGCGCCCAGTGGCCGTATCCCTTGCCGCGCCAGATCCAGAACTGGTCCTTATACGTCCCCGAACAAATCCGGTCCTGGTAGACGATGTATTTCAGTCGCTGGCTGCCTGGGCGTTGCCGCATGGCGTAGATCCGCAGCTCGTCGGCCAACTGGAACGCCAACTCTCGACCGCGCACCGGCTGCTTGCGGCCGAGTAGGTCCGCATCGATATCGAGCGCGTGCACATAGCCGTTGCGGTCAGGGTTGTGGTCGCTGACCCGCGCCTGATGGGCCTTATCGCCGATCCAGCCGTCCGATGCCTTATCGCGAGTCGGGAACGCCTGATTGACCTGGCGCCGGAGAGTCGCACCGGCTGCCACCAGTCGAGGCCTGGGCGGTGGCATCACTGCTCTCCTTCGATTTCGAACTCTGGTCGGTTGGCCTGGTCCTGATAATGAGGTTGGCTGCCCTTGCCGTATCGCGGGTCGTCGGGGTTCAGCCAGTTGATGGCCACCGGAATCACGGCCGAGCCGATAGCGACCATGATCGGCTCGACATCGGCGGCCATCAGCCACGACAGCAGGCCACCGAGCGCGGCGCCGGTCAGGATTTTCACCAGGCTGGCGTACGGGGACGTGGCAAGCCACTTCATGACTGCCCCATGTGCCAGTTGATGTGCCCCTCAACCTTTTCTTCGACCTGGTCCACCTTGCGCTCGATCCGATCCAGCGCATCCCGAGCCGACTGGCCACCGTTCGGTTTCAGTTCCTGCAGGACCTTGCCAATCCGCGAGTCGATCAGGAAGAACAGCGCCGTGACGATCACGGCACCGATTGACAGGTAAGTCAGGATCTGGTCGGGATTCATGCTGCTGGCTCCGGTGATGGTGGTGGGATAAACTCGTCAAGGTCGGGGTCGTAGGACCAGCCCTGGCCCGGGTAGGCGCCACGGAAACTGGCGTTATAGGAGCACTGGAGATAGGTGCCCTCGAAGCCGGACTCGGCAAGCATTGCTTGGCCCAGCGGTTCGGACTCGGGGAAGGGTGCATCCTCGATGGCCGCGTTGGCCACCACGATGACCTGGCGGACGATGTTGTCTGCGTCGATTTGTGCGAAGTGAGCCATGGTTGTCCTTATCCGAAAAGAAGGATGACGATGCCGGAGCCGCCAGCGCCGCCGTTGCCGTTGCCGCCGCCACCGCCGCCGCCGGTGTTCGCTGTGCCAGCGACTCCATTGTTGAGACCAGTACCGCCAGCACCGCCACCGCCGGTTCCTGCTGCGCCGCCTGCTGCTGATCCGGCTCCACCGCCACCGCCGCCGCGAGTGACTGATGATCCAGTAATGCTCGACGCAATTCCCGCGCCACCAGCCCCACCCGTAGTGGTCACGGCATTTCCACCCACCGCACCAGCGCCGCCACCGCCGCCACCGCCACTGGTGCCCGAGGACGTGCCGCCAGCGTTTCCCTGACCGGATGTGCCGGCGCCGCCTGCTGCCCCACCTGCTCCACCGCCACCGGAACCCCCGACGTTGCCTGCCAATGCTCTGGCAGTACCTGGGCCTTGTGCTGAACCGCCGCCGACACCGTAATACGGCCCACACCGGGCAGCGGTGCCGTTAATTGACCCGTCCTGCCCTACGCCTCCTGCGCCGCCTGGCGCGCCTGCGCCGGCAGTAATGGTGTGTGTACCCGCAGGCAAGTAGGCATCAGTGACACTTAGATAACCGCCAGCACCACCACCGCCACCATAATTTGCCGACGATCCCGAACCACCCGCACCCCCGCCAACAATCAGTAATTCGACCAAACCGGCCTGGCTGATCGTGATGGACCCAGACCCGGTGAACTGCACGCACGTCTTGCCCGACACAGTGGTCACCGTTGGGCTACCAGTCGTCGCGCTATAAGTGGCTTTTGGGATACCACCGCCCTTCGAAACCACCCAGGTATTCGTGTCCAGTTTCAGTGCCGTGGCAGATTCGTTCTGCGCCAGCGTCAGGCTCGCGCCGTTCACCGTTACGCCACCGGCACCGGCCAGGGTCACCGTGCCGGCGCCCTTGTTTGTGAACCCGATAACCACGCCAGTTGGGAAGGCCACCGATGCGTTCGTCGGGATCGTCACGGCGACCGCGGAAGCGTTGTTCAACGTGACGATCTTGCCCCCGTCCGCCAGGACCAGGGTGTAGGTCGTGCCGGTCTGGTTGTTCAGGCCGTTGCCCTTCAGGCTGACATCGTCGATGCGGTTGGCCACCGAAAGGCTTGAGCCGGGCCAGTTCGATACCAGGTCAGAACTCTGCACATATTCGGTGCCGTAAGTGGTTGTGGCCATGCTGCTCCTAGTCCAGGTCCGTTGGTTGAATTATGTCCGCCCAAGTCTTCGATACGGGTACGCCACCCCATGTCGCAGCTGCTGGCGCCTCGCCCCAAGACACGACGGCGTACGAGTATCTGGGGTCGGAAAGGGCCAGGGTCAGGCTGACCCGATCAGGTGTGTGCAGTTCGCCCCAACCTTCGACCACGCCCAGGAACTCCTCGAACGGCGCCGGTTGTGGCAGATCTTCCACGATCACGCGGGATCCCGCCTTGAGCGCCAAGACTGATGTGCGCTGCCCCGCGGTCAGCTGATCCAGCAAAACCTCAACCTTGCCGATCTGGTACCTGGAGTCCGCCTGGGCGGTCAGGATCTGGCTGGCGCGTCGGTTGGCGTGACTGGACTGGTCCAGGTTCGTTTCGAGTTCGATGGCGTTGCGCCCGTAGGCCGTGATGCTGCCGGTGTCGGTCTGGTTGATCGTGGCCTGAGGGTCGCTGGTGCCGTACGCGATGGTCACGTCGTTGATGATCGTCGATGCCGTCATGGTCCATTCCGGTGACCACACCACGGCCGAGGACGGCAGCGTCACCGGCGTTGGGGCGACGGATGTAGCGCCGTACTGCTCCGACCATTTGCCGAGCGCGCTGCCCCAGGTCGTGGTGCCCATATCGGCCCATTTCGCGGTCGAGTAGTCATATCCGCGCCGGGTGTAGGACTCGAACCAGATCCGGCCGTCGGGCGTGTCGTACAAGGTTGCGCCGGTCCATTGGCAGATCTCGTCCAGCAGGTCACGCACAACGGTTGGGCCTGGTGCGTAGGCGATCAGATCCAGTTCGGGGTCAGCCTCCGCCGTGTATGTCAGGCCCGTGCCCGTCATGATGGCATCGACCCGGGCTTGCACCGATTGGGCGGAGAAGGTGCCGGCGTTGACATATTTTGCCAGGAGTCGCAGGTTGCCCATGGCAATGATGCTGACCCCGCAGATCGGTACGCCGTCGAGGCTGTACCCGTGTTCCACGGTGATGTCGGTAATTCGGCCGGTGAACCTGGTTGTGGAATATGACTGCACCACCACGGTTTCGTTCACGTCGAAGTCGATGGCGGTGGCGCCATCCACGTAGATCAGCATTTCGCAGCTCGAGGAATCCGGCGAGTCGTCGATCCGGTCCCGGCCGTGATAGATCGCCACGCTGTAATCGATGTCGGCCAGGGGGATCGTGGTTCCACCGATGACGACGGACGTAATGCTCATCCGAGCAACCTGACTTTGCCGCTCGTACGTAGGGCCTGGCTGGCTGTGGCTTTGGCTAGGCCGCTGACTGGGGCCACGACTGTTGGTGTGCGTGCCGATGAAACTGGCGCCGGGCCCAGTGTTGTGGTCGCAAAGTTCCCACCGCCTGGGACCACTGGTGGCCCACCTCGGGAGGTGCCACCCGGCGCGAACGGTGCCGCTGTGGCGTTGGCGCCCATCAGTGCGTTCAGTTCCCGTAGCGCATCGGCCAAAATACGGATAGGTCCACGGGTCAGCAGATCCAGTGCCGTGCCCAGGCCGGGAATGCTGTCCTTCCATTCGTTCATTGCTTTCATCACGGTCTGCACATTGATGGTGATGACTGCCAGGTCAGCCAGCAGTAGTCCCAGGTTTTTGCCCAGATCCTGGAAGGTAGGTTCAAGGTCCCGCATGGTTTGACCTAGCGAATCGTCGCCGTTGAGTTTGTCCATGGCGGTTTGTATTCCCTCGAGGAATCCAGTGCCGAACGCTTCCTGGAGTTCACCGGCGCCGATTTTCAGCCGGTCGATTTTGCCCTTGAACGATTCAGCCTGCTCCGATGCCGTACCACCGAACAGTTTCTGCAGCTGATCGGTTGCTGATTCCAGGCCGCCCGTTTTGATTGCGGCTTTGTCCAGTTCGGGCACCAGGGTAGAGAGAGACTTGTAGTTGCCGTCCTGCGCTTTGGCCAGCGCTTTCGTGATGGACTCCAGCGGGATGCCTTTAGCCGTGGCGGTATCCATGGCGATACTGAGCAGGCCCTGGGCTTCGGTCAGACTGCCTGTTTTGCTGACGAGTGTGCCAAGCGCCGGCGATAGTTCATTATCGGCGATGCCGGTTTGGCGCTGGAGCGTGTCGATGTATTCCTGTGCCTTGCCGACATCCTGCGCCAGGCCGACTGACTCAAAAGACTTCGCCAGTTTGAGGTTTATCTGTTCCTGCTCGGCAGCGGCCTGGATACCGTCCACGGCAAACTTTGCGGCCAGTGCGCCAGCAGCTGCCCCGGCGGCCAGCATGGCCGGGCCTAGAACGTTCCGCATTGATCCGGCCAGGCCACCGATTGAGCCGTCAAAGCCCTTCATTCGCCGTTCGGCATCATCCAGGCCGTCGCGAAACTTTTTGGTGTCAGCCGCGATAAATACCTGCAGCGTCCGGCCGGCCATCAGCCGATCCCCGTTCGATCATTGTTGAAACGGTCACAGATCTCATCAATGGCTCTGGCCCATTCCTGAATGGCGCCAGGCACGTAGGCTCTGGCAAACCTCATCCAGTTACGGCCGTTGCCGAACGCCGCCTGGGCGCCCTCCGAACCTGGACCACCTTGAGATAGGCCCTTGTCGGAGACATAGCGCACGGTGTTTGGTGTGGCGCCGTTGCCGTATCGCGGCCGCTGGGCACCGATTGTGATTGAGGGCAGCCGATCCCGTTTGGCTTTGATCGTTGTCGAGATTTTGGCTCCCCAGGGTCCGGCGTTGTCGGCGGCCCCTTTCCAAGCCGGGACCATGTGCTGGTCGGCGATTCGTTGCGACGCTAGCCGTAGTTCGGCGCTGGCCTCCTTGGGCAGGGCGCGGAGATCCCGTAGCAGTTCATTCAGGCCCTCGACTTCTACGTCGAATGACCTGCTAGATCTGGCCATTGGCCTCCTTCAGCAGTCCGTAGAAATCTGTGATGTTCATATCTCGTATGCGGTCGGGGTGGCACCGGAGGAGGACCGCGAGCCGGTATACGGCCTGCCCTACTCCGGCCAGGTAGGGTCCGGCGGTTTGCGCGAGTCCAGGACCATCAGGCAGACCAGGTCAGCCCATTTCCGGACTTCGTCCAGGCTGGCCTTTTCGGTGTGCAGGGCGTAATACGCCAGGCACATCGCTGAGGTTGCCTCGGTCGGTTTCTTGTCTTCGCTGACCGTTTGCTGCATCCGCTCCAGGCCAGCGACGCTGGTAAGCCGCAACACCTGGGTGTGTCCGTCAACGCTGGCCAGCAGTTCGGGCATCATGGCGCGTCAGCGAACGTCAAGGCCCCCTCGAGCGTCGCGGAGCAGGTGGCGATCCCGTCGGCCGTGAACTCCGTGGACACGCTGCTGACGGTCATGTTCCCGGTCCACTTCGCGTCACCGCCGACCAGGGCTACGGCGTTAGCGGCCCCCGTACCTTGCGCCGTGTTCAGCGCACCGACCAGGCCGGTCTCCTCGTCGTAGAGAAACGACACCTCAAGGGTGCAGTTATCGTCTGTTGCCTTGTACGCCTGGTCCGTGAGGGTCTTGATGCGGGTAACAGCGGTTTCCCGGGTGACGGTGCCGCCGGTGACCTGCGCGGAGTAGGCCACGGCGTTGTAGGTGAAAGTGAATTGGCTCCCGGTGATGGCGGTCGCTGGCATTTTTTTCTACTCCTTCATGCTGACTTGGATGGACATTTCAACGGCCAGGATGCCGCCTTGACTGCCGATATCGACCACGGTGGGCGGCCCCACATAGGTCACCCGAAAGGCACTGGGCAACGCCTCGAGGACTTCCTCGGCCAGTTCCTCGGCCTGGAGTTGCGCGCCCGTGTTGCTGCGGCCGTCCAGCAGAAGCAGCAGCCGATGCCTGACGATGTAGTTGAGCCGGGAGCCGATCCGCTCAATGTCGAGCCACGGCAGATCCGGCAGCACCACAACCATGCCCGGTTTTGGGACGGTCGGGGGTGCCGTGTAGTTGTCGATCCCGGCGGCCGTCAACGCTGATTGGACCAGTTGCCGGGCCTCGGTGGACAGGGCAGTCATCCGACCATGCCCCGAGCGTCAAGATATGGCCCCAGCAGGGCCATTACGCGCCTTGTCATTGCCGATGACAGCCGGTATGGGCCTGGAGTGAAGTCGTTCGCGATTGACTCACCACCGGCGCTGTATCTGGCCTGGAAGATTTCGGTGGCCACATGCAAGGCGGCTTCCTTTGCTGGCATCGGCTCGTTTGCGTAGGCCAGCGGGGTCAGAAGCCGACCAACGATCTCATCAGCGGTGCCGGCGACCTGGTCGAACGGGTCGGCGGCATAGGTCAGGCCAAGGTTTGTGGCCAGTTCCTGTCCGGTGACAAGCATGGTTGGTCGGCTCCTGACCGATTAGGCCTGGTTGTAGATCTTGACGATCCCGGCCGTGATGTACGGGATCATGACGGCGTACCCGTAGATGGCGACCTCGCGCCCGAGGTTGGCGGCGACGTCGGCCGACGCGAACCTAGGTCCGTCCTCGAGCCACCCGGCAGCTGCACGGTTGGTCACGATGGCGTCCTCGGTTTCGTCGGTGGCAAACTCACGCGCCAACACGATGGGCAGGCCAGCCACGGAGAGGTTGAGGGTCCGTGCGTTGAACGTACCTGCCACGTTGCTGACCGGGTAGGAATCGGGCTGGAAGCTCGACCAACCGCCGATCTTCTTGTAGACCGCGCTGTTGACGTACACCACCTCGGCTGGCTGTCCAGTGGCGGACTGCACATCAACGGCCGCCGAGAACACGGCCTCACGGAACGATGCGCCGGTCGTGTCAGCGCTGAAGTCGTAATCCATGCCGTTCGTGCCGTTTGCCCACAGACCAGCCTGAAACGCGTAGTCAGTCTCGGTCCCCCACGCGCCGACCATGATGCGCTGGTGCGCCGTCACGTAGGACGGGTCGGTGCGCTCGATCACCTGGTAGGTCAGCCGGTTACCGGCCGCGTAGGTCAGCAGCGTTGCCGTGCCCTTCTTGATGTCGATGTCCACGGAGTTAATTTCGGTGTTCTCGCTGGCCTGGGTCGACACGATGGCCGAAAGGTCACCATCGAAGTAAGGCCAGTTGACCGTCATGCCAGCACCGGCGACCGGGGTGGGGCCACCAATGGCCGAGATGCACGGGCGTCCACGATCAAGCACGCCGGAGATCTCGCGGAACCACACCGGCGGGACCAGGCCCGGCGCGTCGGCCAGGTTGGACACGTCCAGGGCGCGGGACTGGACCTGCCCGTCCTTCACGGCCTTGACGTACTCGCCCAGGCTGCGGAACTGAGCCAGTTCAGGGTCGATGTCGGATCCGGTGGCGTGCGCCTTCGCCTCGAGGGCGGCGACGGTCTGCCGGAGCTGCGCGATCTGCTCGCGTGCCTCGATGTCCGAGGTCGGAGCCTCGGCCTCGATGACCTCGGTCATTTCGTTTGTTTCCTCTCTCACTGCGGTTACTGCCGCGCCCGAATAGGCCGGCATGTGGGTCAGGCTGACCTCGATCAGGGCAGCCTTGGTGTGCCTTACGGCGTCCTTGGTCTTGTTGAAGGCCATGGTGATCGGGTTGAACCCGACGGACAGGCCCTTGCTGGCGCCGGTGCGCAGCATGACGGCGGCGTCCCGTCCGGCGGTCGTGTTGATTACGTCGGCGTCGATGTACAGGCCGTCGGCCTGGTTCTCGGCGGCCGTGATGATGCCGATGGGTTCGCCGTGCCGGTAGGCCAGTGGCTTACCGATCACGTCCTCGGGATCGAACGCCTCCCGCTCCATGACTTCGGTCATGCCGCCGACGGTGGTCGGCTCCCCGTACGGAACGGCGCGGCCGTGAATCCGACCGACGATGTCGCCGTCGGCCTGGTCCTCGCGCAGCTCGTACACCAGGTCGGTTTCCGTGTAAAGGGTCTTCACTCCATAACCTCCATCGGGAGATCCATCAGGGCACGGCCTTCATCGATGGTGATGATGCCGAGCGGCAGCAGGGTCTGGACCAGGTTGGCCAGGTCGGACGGGTTGCCGCGTAGAAAGATGGACGTGTCAAAAGTGACCGTGTGCCCTCGAGGGGTCACATCATTCATGCTCAGCCGTTGCGTCAGTAGGTTCATGACCGGGGTCAGCCCGGTGTCGAGCAACTGCCGGTACAGGTCTACGCGGTTGGAGTAGGTCAGGCTTGAGCCGGGCACACCGGCGCCGGTCCAGATCGGATCCAGGTTGGCCATGCGGGCGATTTGTACGGCGGCCGCGTTCTTCGCGTCGACCAGCTGCAGTTCGGCGGCGTTCCACCCCTGGGGCTGCGCGTCAATGCTGCTGTTCAGATATGCGGTGGCGCGGTCGGCTCGGGCCGATTCCCACGCCTCCAGGATCGCGTCTACCTGGTCGGCTGGCAGATCCGCGCCGCTGTTTTTCAGGATCATTTGCGGCAGTGGGGCCTCGGCGTACCGGAAGGTGGCGTCCTCGAGGGCGGCCGCCGTCGTGATGGCCGTGTACCCGGTCTTCAGCCACCCGCCTAAGCCATCACCGTCAAACCGGATCACCTGGTTAAGTGGCACGGCCTGGCCCCGGTATAGCACTTCGCCGTTGGTTTCCACCACGTCGATGGCTGGCAACCTGACGATGGCGGCAGGGAAGTTATCCCAGGTTCGTTCGATGACGCGCCAATAGGCCCGGTCATACAGCAGCAGGTCATTCACCAGCCGCATCATTTCCGCGCCGTACGTCGTATTCCTTGAGGGCTGCATCAGGAATGACCTGGTCACCACCTGGGCGCCGTTGACGTACTGCCGTAACGGGAAAGCACTGATTGTGTGGCTGTACGTCTTCAGGGCCTTGACTAGGGCAGGTACCTGGAAGGCCACCGCCTCCAGGACCGTGCCGGTGCCGGGTCGATTCAGTTGCATCTGCAACTGGATCAGGGTCGATTCCCGAACGGCGGGAGCCGGAGCCTGGGCCGACTGCGTCACGACACGTTGACGCACAGACTCCGCCTCCCGCACGACGGAAAGAGCGCGCACGGGGGATAGCACACTCACGCTGGGAATCCTACGCCCCGCGCCGCGATCTGCTGCGAATGACCGCCACCGGGCGCGGCGCCTTACTTGCATCCCACGCCGCGAACATCACCGCTCGAGCGGCATGGACCCCGCCGGATCCCTTCGGTGCAGTCATCACCCAGCCGTGCTGCCGCTTGGCGATCGTCGTCCCGAAAATCTGCTCCCTGAGGAGGCTGGCGCCGTCGTGCCGGATCAGCCGCCGATTAAACAGATCCATGAGCACCTGCGTAGCAACCACGGCTTCCCGCTGCCCAACCATGCCGTCGAACCTGGTCCGCAGCCGATCCGCGTATCCGGGTGTCACCAGGACATGCATGGTCGGGTTCCGTTCCCGTAGTCGGGTCAGCTGCTCGTCCACATCCTTCAGCGTCGGGTGTGCCGTGACCCGGACGTGCACCAGGCCCTGCTCGTCGGTTGCGGCGACGGCCACCGCGTGGCTTGACCCGTCAAAGTCCGACTCCACCGCCACATGCCAAGTCCCGGCCGGTAGATGCTGGTTCGCGTTTTGTGTCTCGGTCCAGTGCCGTTCGGGCAACCAATGGTTGGCCAGGATCGTCCACTGGTTCAGGAACTGCCGGCGAAACGCATCAGGCTCGACTTTCTCGAACTGGCCCTGGACGAACGCTTTGCGGCGCGTGTTCCATTCCGGGCTACCCCACATCCAGGTACTGACCTCGCCGATGTCGGCACCGGGTGGCGCTGACCACTCAAGGATCAGGGTGTCCCTCGGTGCATCGATCTGGTCGATGGCCTGCTGTCGATAAGCGGCCATCAGATCCGAGCGGGAGTCACCGGCCGTCGACACGAGCCACAGCTGCGGATTGTCGCGCTCGGCCATCGTCGGCCAAATCGCGTCATCGACCGTATCCCGCTGCACGCGCCACGCCTCATCGATAAACGCCATGCTGATCGAGTAGCCGACGCCGGCATTCTCGTTCGCGGCCTGCACAATCCACCGATCACCGGACGGCAGTTCAATCTGCGTGTTGTTGTTTCCCCACTTCACGGCCTGGCGGCCGTACTGCGCCTGAGCCCACAACCCAGCCGGCCGAAACACCTCGACAGCAGTCTGCCGCCGGTTGGCCACATGCAGGATGGTCTGCTCACCACCGAGCAACTCCGCGTGATGAAGCCGCCACATGCAAAGCGCCCGGCTCAGAACCGACTTCCCTGACTGTCTCCCTACCGTCACGATCACTGTGCGCCAGATCAGCCGGCCGTCCTGGTCATGCTCGAGCGCACGATCCAGTGCATACGCCTGCCAGCCACGCAACTGCATGCGCATGTTCGCCTGAATCCACGTCCGGGCCTGCTCCCCGTACGACCCCGTACACGCCCCAGGACGCATCGACTCCAACCTAGGCATCACCCAACCGTCCGCATGCAGTACCGGCGCCAGCGGGCCTGAATCTGGCTCCACGCTGGTTCCCTGGGGATCAGAAAGGC